CAGGTAATCGTAGGGTTGAATCAGAAGTTCTTAGGGACATAACAAAGATATTAGGAATGGAAGCTCCAAAGAAAGTTGACTTAACTTCAAATGGTGAAACAATTTCAATTAATATTAATATAACAGATTAAAAAAATTTACTAATAATGTTAGTAATGTTTCGTTTTTGACTATGGGAATAGAATTTATAATACCAACTTACAAAAGAGTTAATCATTTAATCACAATCGTTGGTTCATTGATGGCACAATCCAATCCTAATTGGACCGCACACATTGTTGCTGATTGTCCTGAAGAAGATGTTACCAACAGAATTAAGGAGATGGTTACATTCTTTAACGATGACAGGATTAAACTTACCATCCTACCTGAGAGATATAATGATTGGGGTCACACACCAAGACAATACGGATTGGATAATGCAACACAGGAGTGGGTGATAATGACAGGTGAGGATAACTATTATGTTCCTGAGTTTGTGGATATAATGTTAGGTGAATCAGAACATCAACACTTTGTCTATTGTGATTTACTTCACAATTGGATTAACAAGGAGTACATTCCAATCAAATCAATATTAGAATTAGGTAGAATAGATATTGGAAGTTTCATGACCAAGACAAACATGGCAAAGAAGATTAAGTTAAGAACAGACCAAGAATGGGCTGATTGGTATTTCGTTGAGGAGTTTCAAAAGAAGTTTAAGGTAGCAAAATATAAAAAGGTTAATAGAATATTATATGTCCATAATTGATATTAGATTAGGAGATTGTTTAACAGAACTAAAAAGGATTGATAGTAATTCTGTTGACTTGGTTGTAACATCACCACCCTACAATAAGAACTATTGGTTGAGGAACAGGAATCAAAAGGGTAAACGTATTATTACATACGATACGTTTTCTGACACGTTAGAACCTCAGGAGTACATTCGTACCCAAAAGGAAGTATTAGATGAACTGGTGAGAGTTATTAAACCCACAGGGTCAATCTTCTATAACCATATAGACATACTTCACAAACATAATACAATTCATCCATCATATGTGTATGATTATAATGTTAAACAAGTTATAGTTTGGGATAGAGGTAACACACCAAAGTTAGATAAGAGTTATTTCTTACCAACAACTGAATGGATATTTTGGATTAAGAAGGATTGGAATAGTATCCCTTATTTCAATAAGTCTCTTGCCACACACAAGAAAAGTATATGGAGAATAAACAAAGAAAAGAATAATCCTCACCCTGCACCATTCCCTGAGGAACTTGTAGATAACATAGTTAAGAGTTGTTGTTCTGAAGGTGGACTGATACTTGATTGTTACAATGGAAGTGGTACATCTGCGGTGGTTGCAAATAATAATAACATGGATTATATTGGAATTGATATATCAGAACAATATGTCCAAATGACTAAAGATAGATTAAATGTCAGCAAATAGAAGAGCAAAGAGAGCACAAGAAAGATTTAGAATTAAAATTCATAAAGAGTTTATTGAAAGGACCAAACATATGACTGATGAACAGATAAGAGCATATGTTGATAAACAAGTAGCTAAGTACGCATACTTAGATAATGTTGCAGTTGTTGAGGATGGTAAGGGTCCATCGGTAGAAGACTTGTTTGACAAAAAAGAAGAATATGGAGGTTAATATAGACTTAACTAAGAAACAATCACAGGCGTGGAAACTATTGATGGACGATATTACTAATATTGTTTTATATGGGGGTTCAGCTGGTGCGGGTAAGTCTTGGTTAGGTTGTCTATGGATTACAACTCTATGTTTAAAGTATAATGGTATAAGATGTTTAATTGGTAGAACAGTATTAACCCAATTGAAAATGACAACACTAAATACTTTATTTGAGACACTACAATCAATGGGATTAAAATCAAATGAACATTATATCTACAACGGACAAAGTAATATCATCACATTTAAAAATGGTTCAGAGATAGTATTAAAGGACTTACAATACCAACCATCAGACCCAAACTTTGATAGTCTTGGTGGTTTGGAACTTACAGCTGTGTTCGTAGATGAAGCAGCACAGATTAGTCAGTTAGCTTACAACATACTTAAGTCACGTATCCGTTTCAAGTTAAACGAATACAAACTACAACCAAAGATATTGATGACGTGTAACCCTGGTCAAGTGTGGTTAAAGAAAGAGTTTTACTTACCATATGTTCAGGGGACATTATCAATTGACAAAGCATTTGTACCAGCACTACCGATGGACAATCCTCACTTACCTAAATCTTACATTGAGATGTTAAAGTCATTACCATCATCACAAAGACGTAGACTATTGGAAGGTGATTGGAACTATATGGAAGAAGATGATAGTCTATTTAACTTTGACCACATATCCAACTCTGTGTTTATAAACGTTCCACAAGGAACCGATAAGAAGTATATGTCTGTGGACGTAGCAAGGTTTGGTGCTGACAGGTCCGTAGTAGTCATTTGGAGTGGACTGGTGGTCTTAGATATTAAAGTCTATAGTAAGTTATCAACCACAGAATTATCGTCCGAAATAAAGGATTTAATAAGGTCATATGGAATCCATATTAATAATGTAATTGTGGATACAGATGGTGTTGGAGCAGGAGTGGGTGACCAGTTAAAAGGATGTGTGAACTTTGTGAACAACTCAAGTCCATTACACGGACAGAACTTCACCAACCTAAAGTCACAATGTTATGTTAAGTTATCAGAACTATTTAAAGAAGGTAAGTTAAGTATAAACTTAATGGACCCAACGACAGTAGATGAATTAACACAGGAGTTACTATCAGTTAAATTAAAAGATATAGATAAAGATAATAAAGTAGGAGTACAATCAAAGGATGAGATGAAGAAGGTATTGGGTAAGTCACCCGATTTATCTGATGCACTCATGATGAGAATGTATTACGAATTAAAGAATTTAAAAACGACTGGCCGTTACGCCATTGCATTTGCATAATATGAGAGATATAAAATTTGAATTAAACGGGATTGAATATAAGATACCACACATTTTATCCATTGGTAACTACGTAAAGATATTCAAGATTAAAGGATTGTTTGAAGATGATTACTTTGCAACAAAGTTAATTAACATAATGACTGGTGCAGACTTAAAAGATTTGGATGGTGCACCTCGTGATGAAATACAATTCATTACAAATCAGTTAATGAAATTAGTCCCTGTTGAGAAACCTGCGTTCTCAGATAGGTTTACATTGGATGGTGTTGAGTATGGATTTATTCCTGAGTGGAAGAAGATGAGCTTCGGTGAGTACGCTGACTTAGATACATTGATGACCAAGAAACCTGAGGAGATGATTGACTATCTTCATATCATTACAGCAATCTTATACAGACCAATCATTAAATCCAAGTCAAGTCATAAGTTCACCATTGAGAAATACAATCAGGAGACCATGGAGGAACGAGCCGAACTGTTCAAAGAGAAGTTAGATGTGGAGTATGCTTTAGGTGCTCAGTTTTTTTTTATTCAATTCGCACTGAACTTTTCAAACTATACCCCAATGTCTTTGATACAGAAGATGAAGATGGAATGGAACGGGATAAAGTTCGCATGGAGGAACAGGAAGAAACTATGGTCGTTACTTTTGAAAAAAGATTTGGATGGTACGCAGTTCTCAATAGAGTTGCAGATGATAATATTACAAGACACGATGAAATTATCACAAAAAGTGTTATCGAAGTACTCAACCAACTCAGCTACCTCATCGAAAAAGACAAAGAGTTAGTGAGGTTACAGAAAAAAGCACAACAAAAATCCTAATTTCAGGATATAATTGGGATAAATTTATATTTATATTTAAGAGATGTTAAACTACAAACAGATATTAACCTACTTTAGCAGTATTGCTTATCATAATCCTCAGATTCAATCGTTTGGATTCGGGGATTTAAAGCAATGCACTAACGATATTATCACTAAAAGGGAACCAAGATACCAAAGAATGTATGTTGTTCCTGATAGAGTTACTTTAAATCAGAATGAAATTCATTATAACTTTAATGTGATTATAATGGATAGGGTTGAAGATGACTTATCAAACTTAGAAGAGGTAATGTCAGATACATTGGAGACAGCCAAAGACATTTGGACTATCTTTTATCTGTCATATACAAGACAACAAGGTAACTTTGCACGTATAATTCAAGGGGAATGGGACCCAACATTGGTTCCTTTCACAGAAAGGTTTGAAACAGTATTAGGTGGATGGACATTACAGATTAGTTTGGTTGCACCATTTGATTATAATTCCTGTGTATTACCTGATGACTTTGTGTTCTCACAGGATGAATCATATTCAAGTTATTATCAAATTATTTCAGATTGGAGAGGTTTTGCAGATAGTCACAGACAGATTAATAGTTTTGGATTTGGTGATGTAGAACAATTAACAAATGATATTGTAACAAAGGTGGAACCTTTATATCCACGACTTTATTTTGTACCAGATAATACAAGACTAAGTCAAAACCATATGCACATAACATGGAGAGTAATCTGTGCTGATAGGATTGAAGATGATTTATCAAATCAACAAGACGTACTATCAGATACATTGGAGATAATGAAAGACTTATTCAGTAGAGCATATTTATCAGATTACGATGCTGATTGGGATGCATCATTGGAACCATGGTTAGAACAAACAGAAACTAATATAGGAGGATGGACAATGACGTTTAGTATTCAACAGAAGTTTGATTACAATCGTTGTGTACTTCCTGAATTACCATTTGGTGGAATCACATGGGAAGAATTAGCTGAACTATGGAAAGATGTAGAAACTAAATGGAGTCAAACTTAAAAGAAAAAATATAATATAAAATGGGTCAATTAACTAATTTATACGTAAGTCAATCCTATCAAGGATTAATCAAACTTGCAAACTCAGCCACAGGAGTTACTGGTACATTGCAGTACACACAGGACGGCGTTGGTAATAACTTACCGATACAAATATCAACATCATCTGTTAATATCACAGGTTCCTTTACTGTTAACGGACAACCTATTTCGGTGGATAGTGGTTCATTGGTAACAACAGCATCTTTCAATGCATTCACAGCATCCATTGATGGACGTGTTGATGCGTTGGAACTTGAGACAGGTTCACTACAATCACAAATAAATCAGAAACTAGATACAGGTTCTTTTAATTCTTATACATCTTCAAATGATAGTAAAGTTAATTCACTTATTAATAGCACTGGCTCTTATGCTACTACTTCATCGCTTACTGCGTTATCGCAAAGTATAGCATTAACTGACTTAAATCAGAATAACGTAATTGCTGGTCTTGCAACCACAGCATCTTTAACTTCATTATCACAATCAATTGCAACAACAGACTTAGGTCAAGACAATAGATTGGGAAGTTTAGAGACAGCAACAGGTTCTTTACAAAATCAAATCAATCAGAAGTTAAACACTGGTTCATTCAATTCATATACAAGTAGTAATGATGCAAGAGTTACTTCATTAGAAAGTAAAACGGGTAGTTATGCAACTACAGGTTCAAATATATTTCAAGGTAATCAAACAATAACAGGAAGTTTAGATGTTACAGGAGAGATTACCGCATTATCAGCGTCAATTACTTATTTAGAAGTAATATATCAAACATCATCAGTTATATTCTCATCAGGTTCAAACATACTTGGAGATGAAGCCGGTGATACACAAACATTATGGGGAACAGTTAAGTTACCAACAGGTCCTTTATCTGTAACAGGTTCAGCAACAATCTCAGGTAACTTAAACGTTCAAACATCATTAACTGCATCAGGATTAAATTATCCTACTACTGATGGTACATCTAATCAGATATTAGCCACAAATGGTGCGGGAACATTATCATTTATTGATATTGCAGCAACTAACATTACTACAATTACAGAAGCGGTAAGATATGGTGAAAATATAACAATTGGTGACCCATTATATGTAAGTGGTTCAAATGGAACAAGACCAATAGTTTATAAAGCAGATGCTGCTGACCCAAATAAGATGCCAGTAATTTATGTTGCATCTTCAACAGCAAACGCAAATACAAATACAACTGCAATTGCATTAGGTTTAATTACGAATGTAACAACAACAGGTTACCCTGATGGAACTTTGATTTATGTAGGTGAAGGTGGTGGATGGTCATCATCAAGACCAACAGGTAGTTCTTCAATTGTTCAACCATTAGGTATTGTTACAAAAGAAGGATCTGGTGGAAGTGGTAGAGGATTGGTGTTAAATCCAGGTCCTGTATTATTACCAAATATTCAAACAGGATATGCGTGGGTAGGTAATGGAACTAATCAACCAGTACAAGTGGCTACAAGTTCATTATCAGTTGCTTCAGCTGTAAGTTCATCTTACTCAACTAATGCATTATCAGCATCATATGCCACACAAGCATTATCTGCATCATATGCACCAATACCATCAGGAACAGTATCAGGTTCACAACAAATCGTTGATTTAGGATTTGCAACAACATCTTCCGTTAATCAAAAATTAGATACAGGTTCTTTTAATACATATACAGCATCAATGGATGCAAGAACAGGTTCATACGCAACCACAGGTTCAAATAACTTTATAGGTAATCAAACTATTACAGGTAGTGTAGATATTAGAAGTGGTAGTTTAGAATTATTTTCTAATAATACAACTGTTAATACAGATTTATATTTAACAAGTTCACAAGGTCAATCTAATATGTTCTTTGGTTGGGGGGATAATCCTGCTCTTGGTGGTCCTTTAGCATCTCAAGCAAACTATACAGGTTCATTAAGAATTACTGGTAGTAATAATATTGTTAATTTACCACAAATTAGAGGAACAAATTTCCAAGCATCTTGGCAAGGACACCAAGGTTATATTAGTGGTTCAAATAACTGGATTAATGGTAATAACTCAGGTATCTATTTGGCTACTGGTTCACTATTATTTCCAAAAACACAAGGTAACATTTTAGGTTTTGGTTCGGCAATTGGATTATCATATACAACAAGTTCTTTAGGGTCAGGACAAATTCAAAATAATACATTATATGGTGGTCAAATAAATATTGTTCATAATAGTGGTTCAGCGATTGTTGCTGTAAACTTATTAAACAGTGGACAAATATCCTCAACACAAAACTTTGTAACAAACGTAGTACCATCTATTACAGCAAATATGATGCTTGGTGGTACGATTGTATTAAATCATGTTAGTTCATCAATTAGTGTTAATCAGAACTTTGTTGCTACACCTCTTACTGTTAATAACCACGTAAGTAGTTCAATTACCAATAACTTAGTTGCATTAAATAACAATATGTGGCTTGGTGGTTCTAACTCAACAGGACCAGGTCTTTGGTTGTCTGGATCACAATCAAGTAATGTTGCTAGAGCAATTTCAGATAATTTAATTGGTGGTAGAAGTAATATTATATCATCATCATTTGTAAGTTCATCAAACTCAAACTTATATGCAACATTAATATTCGGACAAAATTTAACTGTATCAGGTTCACACGGAACTGCAGGTGGTTCAGCATTCTTAGGTAGATATAACGATACAACATCATTACATCTTGCACAAGACGTTGTCTTTGCTGTAGGTACAGGAACAGGAACATCTAACAGAAGAACAGGTTTATATGTAACATCAGGTTCATTGGTTGGTGTGTCAGGTTCATTAAATGTTAATGGTCCAACAATTATGTCATCAAGTACCCCATATGTATTATATGCGAGTGGTACAATTGCAACACAAAGGATACATTTTGATAATAATCCATTCAATAGTAATGTATCTTCAAATTTAGGAGCAATAAGAATTGATGATGTTAACGAAAGTCTTAATACTTCAATGTATGATAGGGCTGAAATTTCAAGTGCGTCCTATGTAACACAAACTGTTAATACAGGTAGTAATTTTGTAAGAACACAACTTCTTTCAAGTTATGGGGGAACAAGCGCAATATTATCATTAGCTAATTTTAGTGGTAATGGTATATTAACATCAAACGTTAATACAGAAGTTACAGGAACATTAAAGGTAACTGCAGGTATTACAGGTTCACTTGAAGGTACCGCATCATATGCAACAAACGCATTAACTGCATCGTTTGCATTGAATGGTGGAGGTGGTGGTTCTGCTTTCCCTTTCACAGGTTCAGCAGTAATAACAGGTTCACTTGCAATAACAGGTTCAGCATCGGGTAATGTAACTGCATTATCAATCAGTTCTAATACTGCATCGTTGAACCTAAATGATGGTAACTTCTTTACACTTCAATTGGTGTCAGGTTCAGCAACCCATATTAATCCATCTAATATTAAACCAGGTCAAACTGTAAACATTAGATTAAACACAACAGGTTCAGGAACGGTTAACTTCCCATCATCTGTTAAACAAGTAAGTGGTTCATCCTATGTTCCAACTACAACAACAAGTGTAGATATAATAACATTGGTTAGTTTTGATAGCTCAAGTCTATTCCTTGCAAACGTTAAAAACTTAGTATAATATGATATTTGCACCATTTGCATTTCAAAATCAAGCGGTATCTTTAGACCCTGATGCTCAAGCATTCTTAAGTGCAGCAGGTATAACTGACCCAACTATCACATCAGCAATAAACACATTGGTTGTTGATATGAAAGCTCAGTCATTATGGACAAAGATGCTTGCAATATATCCATTCGTTGGAGGTACTGCAACTACACACAAATACAACTTAAAGAATCCTGCTGATACAGATGCAGCATTTAGATTGGTATTTAGTGGAGGTATAACACATAGTTCTACAGGTATAGTTGGTAATGGAACCAATGGATATTATGATACATTTGTAAATGCATCTACTACTTTAAGTCAAAATAACGTATCAGCTCACGTTTATATTAGAAACAATGTGGCAGAAGAAAAGGTTGATATAGGTTTTTTAAGAACTTCAGGTTTAGTTGGATTACAAATAAATACGAGAAGTAGTACAGATAAAATTGCGTATAGATGTAATAATTCTGGTTTAGTGGAAGTTACTAATACGGACTCTAGAGGATTTATAGGTGTTAGTAGATTAGTATCCACTCAACAAGTTTTAAGTAAAAATACTACTCAAACAACACAAGGAGCAACATCAACAACACCACCATCATATAAGATATTTGGTTTGTGTTTTAATTTAAATAATTCCGCTGGTTTCTTTAGTACAAGAGAACAAGCTTATTCTTCATTAGGTACAGGTTTAACTGATGCAGAATTAGATACCTATTATACTATAGTACAAGCATTCCAAACAACATTAGGTAGACAAGTTTAATTTATGATAGTATTAAAAATAAGCGAAGAGCAAAAAGATATATTAGTAGATAAACAATTTGATACAGATTGTTACTTTAATCCAATATTAGATAATAATAATAATTGGATTATATCTATAGAAGAAAGAGATTATAATAAAAATGAGGAATTACCATGGTTAAATGACTTAGAAGAGATTGAGTATGAACCAATACCATTCTCTTTTGATGACCTAACAAGTGGAACAACAATAAACTAAAATGGATTTAGCACAAATAGCTCCAATATTGGAGGACATTATTAAAAATACACTTAACGAAAGACGTTACAAGTTTGGTTATGCCAAGTATCAAGGTACATCAAACAAAGTTGCATCAGGTAAGTTGAGAGATAGTGTTAGTGTTGTTGCTAATAATGGTGCTGATGGTGTTAGTACGTTGGTTGTAATGATGGAAGAATATTTCCAATGGGTACAATCAGGAAGATTGCCAGGTAAAAAGTTTGTTCCTATCGCTCAATTGGAGAAGTGGATTAAACAGAGAGGGTTGAAAGGTAGAGATAAAAAAGGTAGATTTATAACAAATAAAAGTTTTGCATTCGCAATAGCAAAGAATATAAATAAATTTGGTATAAGACCATCCAATTTTTTAGATATTTCATTAGAAAAAGTAATGGAAGACCCTAGAATAGTAGAATTAATTGGAGAAGCGTCTTATGAAGATTTAATAAACGCAATAGAAGGAATATGACATTTGGATACCAAAGACTGTATAGTAATTTTCTTAACAGCAACACACAATTACGAAGAAGCACCGACATGGTCTACCAAAGAGGTGGAACTTATGAAGTTGTATTAACTGGTGATACCTATGTATCATCAATGACATTGAATGTAGATTTATATTCTGATAATGAGAAAGTCGGGAGAATGAATATTGTTCCCTACAATATCTCACAATCAGGTGCAACATATACATACAGGTTCAACATAAGACCATACGATTACTTATCAAACTATGTTCAATCAGAACATTATCAGTACTATTGGTTGAATGATTGGTACACAACAACACAACAAATCAATTTGAATAATCAATATCCAAATAGTATAAGTGTTAAAATGTTATATGGTTATCAGTACATTTCAGGTAACACAATAGTAACAGAGTATCAAGTCAATCCAGCAAATGAGTTTTATCATTATACAAATATTCCAAATTGTTTAAATGATACATCATTCGTACCATCAGGATTTACAAACACAGGTCCAAACTTTAATTATATTGGTGGTGCTTTCCAAATGAGTGACCACTTTATATTACAGAACTTTGACCAAGAGATTGGAACTGTAGTAGGTACAGGTATGACCATTAATACAGTAGACGTGAATAGAAGATTATCTCCTATGTCACAGTATCTAATGGACTATCCAAACTTACCAGAACAATCACAGACAGGTAGGTTCTTAACGGATGCACCACGTATCCAATATATACAATCTGATGAAAATTACGTACTTTATTACCTAAACGGACAATCAGGAGATAGACAAGTGATAGAAGCAGACTATGCAGTATTTGAATTTTTTGATGAAACAAATACAAGAATATCTTTTTGGGAACAACAATTAAACTTTAGTGGTACAACATACGCATCACCAACAGGTTATACGGATACATTGCAACCATTTGCGTTACCTTGTGGTCCTGTAGATATAACAAACATCTTTACAAACGCAATCAATTGGGATGATGTGGCTTACTACACAGTACAATTAGCTTATTCATACCCAACAAATAGTAACAATAGAATATTAGCGGGTGGGTTCGGACCAATATCTGAAACATTCTACTTCTATCTATACAATAATTGTTTACCTGAGAACACAAGATTAGTGTTTTTAAATGCAAGAGGTGGGTATGATTACTTCACATTCAAATCTTACAGGAATGACATTAAAAAGATAGCTTCTCAAAGTTTTGATAGTAGATACTACGCAACTGATTTGGCGTCACCAGATCGAAACGTAGGACGTTCTGTGAAGACATTTGCTACAGATGTAACACAAGAAATTGTATTGGACACAGATTACTTAACAGAATCAGGTGGTAATTGGTTAGAACAATTATTTTACTCGCCACAAGTATATATAGATAACGGAGACTATGTATCTCCAATTGATAGACAAGATAAAATCTACAAGGATTTAACACCTGTACAAATTTTATCTACAGAAGTAGAAACTATCAATGAAAAACATAGAAAATTGAACAAATATAGAATAACATTAAAGACAGCAGATACATTCTTTGTAAATAGAGGATTTTAATATATGAGTCAACAACAAACAGTACTACGAGTACAAACAAACATTCCAGGTGAAATTTCAGGAAGCACTACCTATGAATTTTTAGATTTATATAGTAGTATCCCTATTTCAATTAATAAATCATTTGCTGAGTTAGGGGATATTGGAAAAAGAAACTCTGATTATTCTGTTGGTGTATTATTGCCAGGTTCAAAGAAGAATAACAGATTCTTTGAGAACTTCTTTAACGTTGATGCAACATCATTATACTTTAATCCATTATTAAAAGTACCTTGTAACGTTTTAATTAACGATGAGGCATACTTTACAGGTTACATGAGGTTAAATAAAATCTCAGTTAAGGATAGTAAGGTAGAATATGATGTAACTTTATACTCAACGCCAGCAGAATTGTATGGTAATATGGGTAATAATCTATTGAGAGACTTAAATTTCTCTGATGATGATTATCGTTTTAACCATACATTTAACTTAGAAAATGTAACAGAGGGATTTACTTACCAAAACTTTCAGATAAATGGTGAGAAACCTAAACCTTATTTCTATCCTGTGGTACACAATGGTTACCTTTATACAGGTAGTACGGTTAACTTTACAGGTGGAACCATTTTATCAAGAACAAATCTTTATACATCAACAGCAAACTCAGCAGGTCAGCTAACTTCATATACAAGTCAAGCCGCAGCATGGGCTGATGGTGTTCAACAATATAGAATTAATTCACCTGGTCAAGGTTTATATGACAATCAATTAAAACCAGCATTAAATATTTGGTCATTAATTCAATTAATGTTCAAGACATATGGTTATCAAATTGAATCAGACTTTTTCAACACACCATGGATGAAAAGTTTATATATGTATGGTTACTTTAGTTCAGACGCAACCAAGTTCTCATTTCAAGTATATAACATTCAATCATTACCATTAGAAGGTGTTGAATTATTCTTTGTTCAAATATCGGGAGATGTATATTGTGTTGTATCTAAATTAGGTACAGGTATCCCTTGTTTGTGTGATGAAGATATTAATATTCGTTTGAATTATACAAGTACATCATTTGATTTAACAATCCCATATGGTACATCAGGTTTAACTGTTAACAATATCGGTCAAACATTTTTATCAGGTTCATCATCTCAAGTTCCAAATGGAAGTACATTAAAATATTTACCAGTAGCTGTTGGTACATCTGTGAATTTTGTGGATGGTGACTTTGTTGATTTTAACCTTGTTATAGACCAAAATATTAAACAGATAGACATTCTATCATCCATAGCTAAGAAGTTCAATTTAGTCCTTATTCCTGACCCAAATAATGGTAGTATAATTAGGATTGAACCATACGACTTTTTTATTGGTACAGGACAAGTACATAACTGGTCAGATAAGATTAGTTATGACAAAGGATTTACCGTAGAACCAGCATTAAACTTTATTGAGAGTGAATTACAAATAACAGACCAAGAGGATAGTGATGAAGGAAACAAGTTGTTTAAAGAAAGTAACAATCGTATATATGGTCAGAACTATGTATATAATCCAACCGACTTTAAATCTCAAACTAAGAAGATAGACACGATATTCTCTCCTGAGTTAATACGTAAGTGGGATGCCGATGGTGTTTCCAATATCGGATTACCTCTCGGCATCAACTACGTAGGTTCAAACAATCAAGTTGGTTCAGGTTCTACTGTTAATGTGAACTGGATATATAAAGGAGTTAAGACTAAACCTAAATTAATGTTTTGGTTAGGTAACTATAATCCATTCTTAGATTTGGTTGGTGAGACATTCAATGCAACAAACTTTTTTAAAACATATACTGCTTATATTTCTAATACAAGTGGTTCAACATATATTCAATTTGATAGATTACCTGTAATATCTCATACGATGCCAATGGGTAATCCTGACAATAATAAGATTAATAACGATAGTCAATGTATATTATTTAATTCAGAATTTCCATC